CATTGTCTTATAGTAAACCCATCCCCAGCATTTCTTATGTTGATAAGTTTCTTTTCTATATTAGTATACTTTTGCCATTGACGAATCTCTGTTTCAAGCCTGCCACAGCCCTTACAACGCTCATCTCCGAATTGTCTGGTAGTACACCAGCCTATGCATGGGTTACCTGCTAAGCTCTCAGGTTCACCTTTTAATTGCGCTAATCTACACATAAAACCTCCAATTTTCAGTTTTTCGTGCCTATAGCTTTGATAATATTACACTTTTTCTAGTGTTTGTCTAATTTATTTAACTCTTCTTTTAAACGTTTCTCATACCATTCAGCTTTTTCTAGGTCCTGCACACCATTTTTATAACGAAAACGCCAACGATATTTTAATGAATTGCCACGTAAATACCCTATAAATTCTTCATGACTAAGCATGGCTCGTATAGCGTCTATACACTCTATGAGCCCCTGGTTGTAATGTGGGGGGTTATTAACTGGGTCTCCTTTCATATTAACTCCTATAATATTGTGCTGTGTTTAATGCACACCTTTTCTATTCTATCAATAAATTCTTTTTTTGTAACAGACTCTTCTAGTAATTTTTCTTTTGTAATTTCTTTTTCGGTAATATCATCTGTGATGTACACCCCGGCAGGGGATCCTAAAGCTATGTATGCAAGATGGTTGTGGGATTGTGCTCTACTTAACCAGGAGCGCTGGAGCTCTGTAAGTGCAATTTTTATTTTAGTGGTGGGTTTTTTTGGTAGTTTAGATTCATATTTATATTCTATGAACATATATCCAGAAGGCCCCGAATAAAATGTATCCGGTACGCCTCCTTGATATTTATCGGAGATCTTCCACACAAACACATCCGAAGACATGTTTGTGTGTATAGACCTAATGAACGAATGTTCATTCATAAGCTATGCTTATAAGCTCTCGTAAAGCTTTTTAGCCTCTACGTAATCTTCCTCAGTCGCCCAGCCTTCAAATTCGACAGTTAAGTTCATAAACTTTTGTCCAACTTTATTAGCTGTTTGAACTGATTTCATTTTCCATAGAGAAGCAAAACGATCACCGCCTTTAGTTTGGATTTGTGAATTCCAAGAGCGTGATACACGCAACTTAGAAGATGCAAAGTCCATAATAAAAGGTATACCCAATTCTCCTGTACTAGGGTCTTTCTGCATGAGTAAATGAGACTGCGTCTGTATTATGTCATGCTGATCAACATCTAGATCATTTGAATTAAGGTAATCAGTAGCTTCTGCTAGGCTTTTAAAATTACCTAGTAAACCACCACCGATCTCACGTTTTTTCCAAACAACGAAATCTTCAGTGAATTTGACATTTAAGACATACATCTCAGTGCCATAATTCTCTTTAGTAACGCTATTTAAAAAGTCACCAGGAGATAAATTCTCAATGTATTCGCTGTGGTTTTTATCCACTTCGTTTGACATTGTTTGAATTAACTTAACTCTAGGAGTTTGAAGATGTTCTTTACCAACTTCTTCATTTCCTAGGCCAGTGCCTTTTACTACGTGAGCAGGAACGTCTTTGGAGACTAATTGTACATTTGTACCAGTAGATTCAACCATAGTTCTTCTTCCTTATTTCATAGTTAATGTTATCGTGATCTGTAATTAATACGAACCACGTCCGTGGGTTTCACTCCTGGGAGTTCCATATCCAAGGAGAGAAGTTCTCGGTAAGCAGAAGCTGACATTCGTCTATGTAATAACTCAAACTGCTCCGTAGAGAGTATGTGTTTATAGACTTCATCCCAGTCTTCTACTGTAGGGACAGTTTCTGTTTTAATAGAAACTGAACACCGATCATTGCCTGTTCGATCAATTCCTTGATCTTCCATTTTAGCAATTAGTTGTGCTTCCAGATCATTCTTCTTCTGTTTTAGGGTCTTTAAACCTTCTTCAGTTGAAGATATAGCTTCACGCATATCTGCAAGCGAATTCATTAAATCATCTAAGTTAGGTTCCATATTAGTGCCTCGTTATATTTGGATTACTATTAAAAATTACATCAATACCTTCTGCTAGATTAACTGCTTCAGAAGAAGCTACTTCTAACACAAGATTCATATTTTCATCATCGTTGGGGTCGTTTAATGTAATTGATTGAGCAATCGCAAATACTAACGCAGTCGCTAATGTGGATTTAGGGAGTTCTGCTAAAGCTTCGACAGCAAGAGCAGCACTTGGGTTTATTTCTAAAAGATCTTTACTCATATCTTTAATTGGATAATTCACATAGTACATGTAATAAGTTCTCCATTCTACCCATTTTTGTGTTTAATTTTTCATACACACTTTCTTCCCAGGTATCCCGTGCTGTAATTAATATTGTTTCGGTTTTTAAGTTTTGTCCTGCTCTGTGGATTCTCCTATTAAATTGCTGAAAATGTTCAGCATTATAAGTAGGAGATGACCATATTGCAGAAGTGCCTTTAGTAAGTGTTAACCCATGCCCAGCTGATTGTGGGTGTGCGAATAACACTTGTATATGACCACTTTGAAACCGATCAACTACATCTTTTCTTTGTTGTACATTTACATCCCCGTCAATGACAGCATATGTAATGCCTCTCTTTTCTGCTTTTTCTATTAATTGGTCGCGTTCATGCTTCCAATTAAAAGCAACTAAAGAGTGTTTACGTACTTCTACTAGATCCATAATAAGTTCATAGCGTTCATCATGGACTTTTAATACATTACCTTCCTGGTCATATATTGCTCCTGTAAGAAGCTGTAGAAGTTTTTTAACTCTAGCTCCTGCATTTACAGCATTAATGGTCCCTTGTTGTGTATACAACACAGACTCTTCAGCTAAAGTTTCGTAATTCTTTCTTATTGTTGGTGATAGGTTTGTATACATAGTTCGAACTACATTTTCAGGAATGTCTATGCAATCTTCTAATGCGTGTCTAACTGTAATGTCTTTTAATACATTAGCTACAGCTTCTTCTGCATCTGGTTTATCTATCCATTCATTGGCAAAACCATTGAATTTAGGAGTGCAAACCTGACTTCTAAAAGAAAAGAAGCGTTTACCTAATCGTTGCCCATCATCTACTAATAAGGTTGGGTGCCATATATCAAGGATGGTATTACTATTAGGAGTACCAGACATAGCTATTCTATATTCAAAGTTATGAATAAGTTTAGCTAATGCTTTAGATCGTTTAGTTGTTCTATTTTTAAAAGCTGTAAATTCATCTATACATATAGTATCGAAGTCTTTTAATAATTCTTCTTTATTGATTAGAAAATTAACAGCTTCAAAATTAGTTACTATGATTTGGTGTTCAGTATTAGAAAATACTTTCTCCCTATTTTTTGCATATGCAATTCCATAATTAATATTAGGTTGGAATTTCTTAATATCATCTGCCCATGCAGGTTCTAATATAGACAGTGGTGCTAGTACTAACATTTTTCCGCCTCTATTAGCGAAAGCATCTAGTACAGCTCTAGTCTTACCAGTACCTGGGTCTGATGTAATTAAGCAGCGTGGAGTGTTAAGAATAAAATCAGTCGTAACAACTTGGTGCTCATATGGCCTTAGTTCATCGTTCATAGTATTACCGTTCCTCGATATACAAGTTAATTATAACATGTTTACTAGCTTCTAGGGTCTACTTCTTTCCATTTTGGTATACCTTTTTTGATTGTTAAAGTCTCATGAACCATAGTCTTTTTCATAATAAAAAGTAATACAGTTACAAAAAGTCCACCAAACATAGCAGCAGCCATACCACTAAAAGTACCAGCAAACATAATCATTAAAGTTATAGTGATACCAATATCAAAAACGATATCCATACCTATAACTTTTCTGCCACCTATTTTAAGCGCTAGCAGCAGCAGTCCTAACGCGCTGAGAATACCTATTGTAAGCACTATTTCTCTCCTTCCAAATTAAGTAAGCCATATAGCCAAATTGAATGGCCTCCAATAATATCCACAAGATAGTTGTGGTTGTTGCAACAATACTATGCATTTCTTAGTCTCCATAATAAAATTAAAAATAATCCAAATACTATAGTTAAACCTATAGTTTGGAATGTGTAAAAGAAAGCTAAAGCTGTTATGGATAAACCAGCAGCTCCAGCACCAACTATGCATAAAACCTTAGCAGATCTTCGCATAAGTTGTTTGGTGTTATCTAATTTCATAATTACTCCTTATATTAAGATACACTCCAACACCATCGTTGGAGTTAATTAGATGTGTAGATAAATTACTTGACTCCCCACTCACAAATAGGGAATTCTCCCTTTTTGTATGGGCACCACCTACAGTTTTCTTTGCCTGGATTAGGTGGAAATTCAGTTGCAGTAGTCATAGCTATTGCACGTTGATATAAACCTGGGGCGAATACCATCGCCTCATCTCTAGTGTAAGCTTGAATAGTTGTTTCAGCTTGATCTAAATACCATAATTCTGTTTGTACGTGTTCTAATGTTGGGTGCCTAAAGAAGGTTCCAATTGCATATATAAGTGCTTGTTGTCCGTGTGCTATTTCATTACCGAACTTTTTTCCTGTTTTATGGTCTATTACACGTGCTGATGTTTCTGACTCATGTACGATTACATCTAATTTAATACGTGCCCACGTATCGGGATCCATCCAACCTGTAGTGTCCCAATCTAAAGTGAACCCCCATTCTCCTTCTACTTCTACTTTTCCTTCACAATACAGCTCTCTGAGCTCTTCGAATTGTGCAGCAAATTTTTTTAATTCATCGGGAAGTTCACCTATTTTAGTTTGCACATAGTCTTCAGCAAGTTTATGTATATGTGAACCACGTTCGGCAGCAGGACCTGGGTCTTCATATACTTTTTTAACTTTCTGAATATAACTTCTATAAGGACAGGTTTCATATACTTTCAAAGCTGAATAGGACCAGCTAGGGATTAAACCTAATTGATCAGGTTTAGTAAAAGAATCATCAATATCAGCCCGCTTGTCGCTCGTTAGCTGTACTGTCTTCAAGGAGTGATCTGTCATTAGAGTCAAAATAGTCCTTTATTAGTGTTTCTTTAATACTTTCCGTTATTTGCCAAGTTATTACAACTCCCCTGGGAGCTGAAGTTGTCCTGTCGCCACCGGTTCTCTTACGACTTGCCTTTATATTAAGGCGTGACATGGCTTTTGTAAAGTCTCTTACAGACATTTTATTTTTGCTGTCTGTAAGTATGTCATAGACTATTTTGAAATGTGGCATAGGAATAACTAGTTCTTCCCCTGCTGTAGCTATCCAATTCTTTACATATCTTTGTGCTGTACTTATACCACCAGCATCGAACGCGTTTGTAAGCGGTATGTCTAGTATCTCGGTAAAGAATGGTAAATCTCCACTTTTTATAGCTGTTGCAAATTCTTCTAATACAGACATGCTGACCTGTCTCATCTCTTGTTTAGCAGTATTTTCTAATACTGTGTGAGCCATACGCTCGTCTACTTTGAATGTTTCTAATATGCCTGCTAGTTTGTACAATTCCAGGTGCAGCTCCTGGATGTTTGTAAGTAATTCTGGATATACTTCTTCTAACTTACGTTCTTGCCTGGGGGCTACGTTGTAACGTCTGTCGCCTTCTTCTATTTTTACTGCATCGGCTCGGTTGGTTAAGAATATAAAGTTACAAAAACTGGGCAGCTCGATCTGGTTTGTACGCATTGCACGAATTGTGAGGTTTGGTTCGGTTATTTGGTGTTTTAATTTATCAGCCATTTTACCTATATTGCCTGAATCACCCATTCGGAACTCATCTACTGCTAGGAATAATGCTGTTCTCATATATAAGTTGAAGTGTTCTTCTATATTTTCTAAAGCCCTCATAGGTACTTGGGCTTCTCCAAATAAAGGTTTTAATACTTTATGTATGAACAAACCTTTACCAGTGCCCGGGACGCCTGTAAGTATCCACGCTGTCATAGCTTTGTTTTTATTCTGGTATATGTAAGCAAGCCAATTAATAAAGTGTTCAAACTCGGCCGGGGCGCCTCCAAGTATGTGTGATATTAATTTATAAATATTTGGTGTTGAGTCTACTAATTTGATTGCTGTACCGTATTCTAGATCCTCATCAGGTTTTTGTAAGTTAAGCATATACTCACTCTGACGGTACATGTTCACGTAATAAGGGACTTCTGTAAGGTTGATGCCCGTGGGATCGGAGGGATCAAATACTACACGGGCATCGGGAATAAATTCTGGGGTAGGACGATTATGAGTTTTCATAAATCCTTCTAAACTAGTTTTATTAGTTGGGGTTAGTGGGAACTTATCATCAAACTGTTGTAATTTAGTATTAAACAATCCGTTATAGTATGTGTCAGTAAAAAAGTCTCTTAATACTACGGGCTTTAGGTTCTTTTCTTTGCTTATATCATTTTCAAATTCTTCGAATATCCACCTATAGAATTCGGGGTCGGCTTTTTCTATTTCCCATATAGGTTCTCCCTTGAAGTTGTACATATAATGGGGGTTGGTTAATAAGAAATAATATCCACCGCTGTCTCCTCCATTAACATTACAGTTTACATACGGCTCAGAGATCCGTGACACTTGTATTGTAACTTTATCTGGATTATCTAATAGTTCTACAAACTCATCTCCAATACTTAGGTTCTGTGTTTTAGCATTTCTTTTTGGTAAGCCGGCTTCTTTACGTAAGTTATTTTTTATTTGAATACCAAGATTAGTTATACGTTCTCGGTTAACATTCTTGAGTAATGGGAATATGTCAACGGTCGATGATCCACGGTTAATCTTTACAAATCGTGAACCAGATACCGGGTCTTGTACACCAGTAAATTTAGGTGGGGCAATATAAATAAGTTTAGAGTTGTCAGATACTGATATATCTATCGGATAAGTTAAAGATTGTCCATTTGAAGATAAAGATAATTGTTCGGCTATTATAGGGATTTCATAATTTAAAGATCGAAACCATTCTTTTAAAGCTCTTGGGTATACAGGTCTATCAAGCATAAAGAATAAGTGCATTGATATATTATTTCCTTTATTTCCTAGGCTGGCGCTGGCTTGTGCTATGTAACTTACATCATCGAATTCTGATGGTAAAAGATGTACAAACTGTTTTGCTATAGTTTTAATATCATCTTCTTCTATTACATTCGTAACATTGCAATTGGGTAAATGTAATCCGTCTAAATCAAATACTATGTAATCGGTCGGGGCATTGCGATCTGCTATACCTGCTCTGGGGGAGTTTTTTAATTTTTTCTTTAGCACTCCTTTATGCAAACAATGGCCCTGCTGCGCGTGTGTTGTAAGTGCATCGTAAAATTCATCACAGTCATTCACCATCTCAGTGTGTGATGTAAAGTTTTTTACTAATGGATAGGGCGTTACACCCTGAGTTGAAATTTCTTTAACTAATTTTTGTTTAGAGCTTAAAAATATAAGTTCCATTTGATATCCCTCCTAGAAAAATAATTATATCATAATTTGCCTTGATAGATTTCTTCTCTATCAATCTTTATTGTTGGATCAGCTTCAAAAGCTAATTTAACTTGTTTTGTACCTAATCCTGTTACTGTACATACCGCCAGGACAGCTCCTTCAGCGTGTATGTATATTTTCTCTCCCTTCCTCCTTGTTAATATTAAGTTTTTCACAGCCTTTCCTTAGCATTTGGTATGTGTTTGTGATTTTATTTAGAGTAACAAACATCATACCCTCCTT